TACTGAAGTTAAAAATTTTGGTACCACCTTTGAAGTAACAGATAAGTTTATCGGTAAAATTATTAAATCCGAAATAGTTCAAAGCATTCTAGATTGGGTTCAAGCAAAAGAAAACGCTAATTTACAAGCTGAGTTACGAAAATTAAATAAAACATCTGATAAGTTAGATCCAAGTCGAATTATTAAACTTATTGATGCTGTTGAAAAGAAAGATCGAAGTAAGTGTATCGTATTCATCACAGAAGGTGATTCAGCTGCAAAAGCTATTGGTAGTGCTAGAGATCCTCAAATACATGGGGTGTTTCCATTAAAAGGTAAGCCGCTAAATGTTGGTAACACCACTGCTAAAAAATTAATGGAAAACGAAGAGTTTAAGAACATCTTAACTATAACTGGTTTAAAATTAGGTGAAAAAGTAACAGATGTTAAGCAATTACGTTACGGTAAAATCTGCTTCTTAACCGATCAGGATCTAGATGGTACGCATATATCAGGGCTATTAATTAACATGATTCATACATTTTGGCCTGAATTGTTTACGCTTAATGTTATTCATAGATTCAAAACACCCTTAATCAAAGTTACTTGTGGTAAAGATATAATTGAGTTTTACGACGAACAAGATTTTCATAAATGGAAAGCTAAAAACACCAAGAAGTTTACATCAAAGTATTTTAAAGGTTTAGGTACCAGTACTGCAGCAGACTTTAAAGGTTATCTTGCTAACTCTGAAAATAATCTAGTTAAGTATGAGATTGAAGATGAGCATGATGTTGCATCAATCAAGCTAGCGTTTAGTAAAGATGTTGGTAAAACTGGTGAACGTAAAAACTGGTTGAATATTCTAAGCGGAGATGATTAATGATACGTTTTACTGGTCGGCAATATAATATTACTACTAACCCGGTTAGAATATTGGCAGAACATGTCCGCTCATATCGGATACAAGATGAGTTAGTTAAGATAACATTTCGGTCTGGAGCCACATTAAGATATGCCTCATTAGATAATATTGTAGATCCACAGGATAATCATATCTCATATCTTGAACTTAACCAATATAATAGATTAATTAATTTTTTACAAACCGCTGGGTGCACTAATGAAGATTAAACATTTCTTTGATAACGAATTTAAGCAATACAGTATTGCTGATTGTGTACGATCAATTCCATCAGTAATAGATGGGTTTAAACCTTCTCAACGGAAATGTATATTTGGAATGATCAAGCGTGGTGAAAATGCAGGTGAAATTAAAGTGGCTCAAGTGTCAGGTTTTATATCTCAAATATCTGATTATCATCACGGTGAAGCTAGTTTAAATGAAACTATTATTGGGCTTGCACAAAACTATGCTGGTAGTAATAACTTAAATTATTTTAAACCTAATGGTCAGTTTGGTAGTAGATTATCTAGCGATGCATCAGCACCAAGATATATCTTTACCGAGTTTACGGATAGCTTTAGAAAGATATTTAAAAAAGAAGATGATATTATATTAAATCATTTAGATTCTGATGGACAACCAATTGAACCAGATTTTTATTTACCTATACTACCTAATATATTAATAAACGGTTCAAGAGGTATGGGTACAGGATACGCAACTCATATATTAAAACATAATCCTATAGATCTACGTGATAACATATTAGCTTTATTATCTGGTGAAGTACCTGAACGTATATTACCTTGGTATAATGGATTTAAAGGTACTGTTAGTACTAATGGTGAGCAAATTATCAACACTGGTGTGTATGAATTAGTAAACACTACAACAATTAGAATTACAGAATTACCAATCGGCTTGTATCAAGATGATTATAAGGCTCATTTAATAAAAATGCAGGATGCGGGGCTTATTAAAGATAGTGAAGATAAGTCTACTGAGGCTTCATTTGATTTTTATATAAATGTTCCAAGAACTACAACGCAATTATCACATGAAGAGATTCTAACTAAGTTTAAGTTAATTGGTAAAGACACTCAGAACTTAACTGCATGGACTGAAGAAGGTCATATTAAAGTGTTCAAGTCGGTTCAGGATATTATCGATTACTTTGTTGCGTTTAGATTAGATAAGTATGAAGATCGCAGATTAAAATTATTAGAATTATTAAATGCGGATTTAACCTGGTATACAGAGAAGCGTAGATTTATTATGTGGTATATTGAAAACAGTAAATTGTTTTCAAGTAAGAGTAAAAAAGAGCTAGAAGACTTATTAACTGAACATGGATTTATTGATATTACCAGCTTATTGGATATTCGATTATATAATTTAACTAAAGATGATATTAGCAAGTTAGATAAAACAATCGAAAAAACAGAAAAAGATATTGCTGTGTTAGTAAAGACAAATTGTATTAAAATGTACAGAAAAGAGTTGCAAGAATTAGAGCTATAGGTGCATGTAAAGTAGTAAATACCTGAGTAACTTATTGTTTTCAGGAGGGAGACATGGATAGTATCTCATTCGATGTAGTGCATTTGCATTCAGATGATACTGGGTTTGATGGAGTATTTCAACTACAAACTAGAAGTGAATCAGGTAACGTTAAGTATTATCCTAATTTGATAGAACTTGACAAATATATTGCATTTTCAATATCAGAATATCGAATAGTGCACAACTCTGCTAACATATCGCCTGATCACCGGGATATGGTAATATATTACATTCTAAAACATTTTAAATATATTTTAAAATTTTGGTGTATTGGTCAGGAATTAAATACCAGTGATCGGTTAGAATTGTATACAAATTTTCAACCAATAACATATCAAGAAATGTTATCGCATAAAGAATAAAAAGAAAGCGGAGTATGATACTCCGCTTTTTAGTTTCAAATCTAATTATTATAGTTATGTTGGAACTTATTGTTTAGCTACAACCCATACAAATTTATTGCCACCCATATAATTCACAGTGGTTGTTGCAACTGTTTGCCAATTATGCTCGTTTGAATATCTAGTAATAATTCGTTGATACAAACTTTTTAGTTTTGCATGATCAGTAGCGCAACCAAAATACAGCGTATCTACTTTATTATCATATACAAACTTAACTAATGTTTGCATAATGGTACTGAATACCGCTAACGCCTCATGTTTACCTGTGTCGGTATCTACTGGCATTCCATTTACTATTGCAGCAAACGAGAAAAAGAAGGTGTTATCCGTTAGCGCTTGATCCGGGATAGCTTCATGTATTGGATTACCTTCTTCTACTTTAATCATTTGAATAGCGTACTGATTGCGATTAACAGCAAACATACCCATATGAGCTGGGCCCATATTCATCCAATGCACAGTCGGGATATCACGATCTTTTAATATCTCGTTTAATAACATTATTTTGATTCCGGTACGTGGTAGTATTTTTTAATTAAGAAATTCAAAAACTCAGTGTACTCTGGAATTTTACTCAATTCAGCAATATCTTCTTTAGGTATCGCAGTATTATCCTCTTGCATGAATTGATCTTTTTCCATATGTAATTGAAAACGACGTTTCATACCTTTAAGTTTAGTAAAGATAATATAAATCTTACCTTTACCTTCACCATGGTAAGTATCAAACTGTGTACGTTCAACATGAGGTGCTTTTTCAGAATGTCCCAGTAAGCCTGTACACCAACCAACAGCTGCTTTGGGATAATAATCATTAAGCAACACACCACCAAAATACATTGAAGCAAATTTATTATTCACTGTAAATGCATGAAATGTATCGTTAGTCGATGGTGACCCAACGATATTAGTAATACCTGATTCAGCTGTATGTTCAGCTTCAATAGCAGTCATATTATGTATTACATGACCGTATTCATCTTTAACAGGTTTACCGTCCTTCCCCATAACATTTTGATAAATAACATGCTTTTGACCCGCGGCGTAAACCTTAGCTTTTTGTTCATTATCTAATTTTGTTTTGTTGGCATCGTCTAATTTAGGAACAATATCTTTTTGAAATGTTGCATATGTGTGATTATTAAGGTCAGTATTTACACCACCTTTCTTTAATGCAGCCCGTATTGCTTTATCGTCAAACTTCTTTAGATTGGTTTGAAGAGTCGTTAAATCCCCTATATGCAAATCTCTAGGCGCTTTTTTTGTACCTATGAATCTCGAGATAATCCATTTAAAATATGGATTATTAACAGTAGCAGTAACGTTGGGTCCAACATTAGTTGTATCTGTAATGTACTTAACAATTTCTTTTACACTTTTATCTTCTGCACCACCATCCTCCAGATAAGCAGCTTTGATCTGTGTTGCCAAATTAGCAATTGCGTACTCCTCATTTGGACCCTCAAGTAGCAGCCAATTATCAACCGCATACTCATCTAACTCATTTTCAGATACTAATCCAGCTAATTGCAACCAGCGACTATATTCAGATGATTTATCAGTCTCTGTTAACGTTGTTTTTTCTGGCAGCATAGTTACACTAGCTGGTAATTCTGCTACCTTATCGTGGCTCTCAGAAACTAATCCGGCCAACTGTAACATTCTATTAAGTTCCATATTACATACCTATTAAAAAAATTTGATTACCTTTATTTATCGTGCTATTAGCTATAAATATTATAATAATTTAATATTTAGGTGTAATCAAGCAATGAAAACAGAACTATTAGCTATAAATATTATAATAATTTAATATTTAGGTGTAATCAAGCAATGAAAACAGAACTATTAGTAGAAACCTTATCTTACGAGCAAGGCAACCTAATTCAAGAAGCTTCTACCGATGGTAAGAACTTATTCTTGAGTGGTTGCTTTATGGAGTCAGAAGTCCGTAATAGAAACGGTCGTATATATCCAATTGCAGAAATGCAAGCAGCCGTACATAAATTAAACGAATCAATTAAAAACGATGGTGGTATTTTTGGTGAATTAGATCACCCAAATTCATTAGTTGTTTCTAGTGATCGTATCAGTCACGTAATTACTGATCTTAGACTTGAAGGTAATCAGGTTTTTGGTAAAGCAAAAATCTTAGGTACTCCAATGGGTCAAATTGCTAAAGTGTTGATCACTGAAAGTGGCGTTAAAATGGGTGTTAGTAGCCGTGGTGCTGGTGATGTTAACGAAAGTGGTATCGTTAGTGGATTTAACTTAATTACTATTGATATCGTATCGACACCAAGTTGCTCAAGTGCATACCCATCCTCAATATATGAGTCATTAGAATCAAGTAAAACTGGTCGCATTGTTATGTCATTAGCAGAATCAGTTCGCGAAGATCAATCAGCACAAAAATACTTAGTTGCTGAAGTTAAAAAATGGTTAAGACAAGAATATAAACTTGGTTAATTAGACATAAAAAAAGCGGATATTTTATCCGCTTTTTCTTTAGAGCTTGAGATTACTTTGTTTCTTCGTAATCTTCATCTTCTGCATCAAGCTCATCTTCATCTTCATCTTCATCTTCATCTTCGTCTGACATTTCATCTTCTTCATCAGATTCTTCGTCATCTTCTTCGTCATCATAGTCTTCGTCATCTTCTTCGTCATCTTCATCTGACATTTCATCATCTTCATCTGACATTTCATCCGACATTTCACCATCTTCGTCTGACATTTCATCATCTTCATCAGACATTTCATCATCTTCTGCTTTAACTTCAGCAACTAATTCACGCATTTTAGCAGTTGCATAATCGTGGAAATATTGTTCCGCCAATTCCTCATCTTCAGCGATGATTGCATCCAACATGCTTTTAAGCATTTCTTTTCTTTCGGTCATTGAGTAATACTCCAAATTGTAATTTAAATCAAGTTTAACATATATTTATGTATTTAGCAAGCATAGATAAATATTATACAAATTGTTTTAATTTACAGGTGAAAGAATAATGGCTTTGGATAATAATGAGGTTCTTAGACTTCAACGAATAATATATGATATCTCCGGTGCAGCAAGCGATTTTGCTAAATCGGTACGTACTATTTCTGAAGCTCAGAATAACCAAGGTCAAAATACCGTTAACCTAGGTAATAAATCAAAAGCTGCGGCAGATCAGTTAGGTGCGTTTAAGAGCGCTATTGAAACTGCTACTAAGTCATCTAAAACCGCTAATGCACTCCTAGGTGAACAGCTTAAGACGCTTAATAGATCAATTGAAGCTGAAAAACGTCAACAAGAGTCGATTAAAACAATAACAGATGCGTATAACACCGGTGCTAATTCTGTTAATAATTATGTATCTCACACTGTTAGTGCACTTACCAGATCTAACGCAAAAATATCATCATCGTGGAAATCAATTACTGATAATACCGCTAATGCGGTAAACGATCAGTTTAAACAGTTTGGTAGTGTTGTAGATGCGCAACAATATCAAAAAGCATTTGCAGAGTTTAATACTGCAATGGGTCTGAGCGGTAATAATATTACCCGAGCTAACATGTCAATTGTACAAGCGTTTGTGAACGCCGGAACCGCAATTGGAGAAACAACTACAGAATTTCATCATGTTAGAGAAAACCTAGCTAAAGCGGTACGCGAAAATAACGACGTTAGTGTTGATCCTGCGAATATTACTGCTATAGATGCTACCGTTACGGCATTAGCTACCGGTACTCAAAGTGTAGTTGATCGTTTACTAACACTTAATACTGCATTAAGCTCGATGACTGTTAACACTAGTACAGTGGGTAATGCATTAACAGAGATTCAAACGTATCAGGAAGATTACGCTGCATTACTAAGTAGTCTTGGGCCGTACGGTGGACAGTTTCAAGATGAATTACAGGAATTAACTAAAACTTTAGATGGTGCTAAACTAGAGCAAGCTAAAACAGCATTTTTAACTAAGCTACAATCTACCAGTGGCATAATAGATAAGCAAGATGCGAGTGGTGAGAACACAGCGGTATTCGATGCACTTACTGAGTTATTGAGAGTTGGTAGGAATGCTGATGGTACCGCAAAGGTACAGGGTAAGTGGTTTGAAGAGTTAATAAAAGTTAATGATCAGTTAACTAATGCAATGACTGGGGTTAGTAGCGTTAATGTTAACACCAGTATAACGGAAGATGCTGTAAAAAATCTACTAGCAGCACAAGTTGGGTTTGTAACTGATATTAAAAATAGTTTTTCACAAGTTCACGCTGATATATTAAATGAGGCGGTAGCAGCCACTGCATCACAGCTTGGAAGAGATCATGTTAGTGTATTAACTGCAGTTGAAAACTATGCAGCGCAATCTATTAGTGCATTTGAAGCTAATGGTGCAAGAGTACTATCAGAGGCTGCTAAAACTTTTGCTGATGGGTCAGAAGTAGAGTTACAAAACACTGTTGTTGCATTAGTGCGTGAAGCGCTAGTTGGCTCTAATAATCAAGCAGATGAGCTAAAGTCATATGAGCAATTAAAATATATTGGTGATTATAATCAGTATATGGCTCAATTAACTGAAAAGTTGTTGAGCACTAATCAAATATTAGGCAAAGAAGACACCAAACTATTACAAAATCTAATCAAAAGTGGAAAAGATTCAGGCATTACTGATTCCGCAATGCTTGATGCTTTGGCAGATATTCAAGCTAAAGTAGCCACCGGGATTGATGTTAAAGTTGCTGATTCTGTAACTAATAAGTTAACAGAGTCACAAGCGCAGCTATCGGATGCGTTTTCCCGAACTGCGGTAGATTTAGAGGGCTACAACAAAGGTCAAGGTAAGGCACTAGCAACCCTGCGTAGTAGTAATACAGCTACTGGTAAAATGCTTGCTGAGTTAGCTGCTATTAAACGCAATAATGGATCAATATCAGGTAGAGATGTTCGCGGTGCGGTAGAAACAGCAGGTGGTGGTGGCGCTATTGCAAAAGAAGTGCTTGGTGCTGTTGGTAATATGGTAAAAGCGGTATACGGTTTTGCAAAAGATGTTAATAAGTTTACATCTACAGAATACGATGCGTTTGTAAGCAACAACATACAGCTAGATCGTACCGCTACCGGATCAACTAACGCAACTAAACTAGACCTCGGTGAAGCTGATTTCATGAAGGTGTTTAGCGATTATAAAACCGCGTGGGTGAATGAAGGTGTTGGAGCTATAACGCAACAAATGCAAGCAACTCATGATCAATATGAGCGCGTGTACGGTACCGATCCACAGGTTATAGCAAAAAATCAGTTAGCATTTAAGCAATTATCACAAATAACTGGATTAACTACTGATCAGATTGCTGATATGCAACATAGCATGAAGCAAATGTCAACGGTTGTTGGATTAAGTACTCAAGAAATGACAGATATGACTATGAACATATCTAAAGATGCAGCATTTAGAAGCACATTACAAAAAATGAATTCTGCAGATCGTGCCGCAAGAGTAATGCAAATTCAAAAACAGGTAGAGTTTGCAGCTGCATTAGGTATGTCAAAGGAAGCTACTGAAGAGTTTGCTAAAGCAGTGCTAACAGTAGGTGAAGGGCTTTCACCGGATGAGATTTTAGGTGATGTTGGCGGCATAACTAATTTTGTGGCCACACTATCTCAAGCTGGTCAACAAGTAGGTGTATCAGCAGCCGACTACGGGTTATCTACAGACAAAATGAATGCATACAACGATGCATTAATGATTGATGCTAGTGCACGTACAGAAGAGCAGAATAAATTAGTAGCTGAAACTGGAACACAAATTGCAAAGTTTCAGAATGATATTAAACAGGCACAAACAGAAAAAATTAAAGGTGCTGCTACACCTGAAGAGAAAAAAAGCTTATCTATGCAGTTCTCAGGTGTTAATACTATTGCACAGCAGAGCGAAGCAAAACTATCAGATGCACTAAAAAAGACAATTGAAGTACCAGCAAGTCAACAATTAGAACAAGAATCTGCACTTAATCGTATGAAAAATGGTGCAAGTATTGAGGAGGTCAAAGCACAAGGTGAAGCGCTACAAAAAGCACAAGAGCCTGCATATCTTGAAGCTGAAAAAACTCTAGCTGATACGTTAAATCACATTTCATCGCTATTTGATGGGTTAGCTGGCGCTGTTGCAACTGCAGTAGCGGCACTAGTGTTAGGCGGTGGTGCGTTACAAAAAGGTGTTGGGTTAGCTAGAGCAGCCGGAACTGCAGCAACTGCGATAGAAGGTGCGGGTATGTTAACTATGGCGGGTGAAGCTATTGCCGGTATAGGTACTATGGTTGCTGGGGCAGTGTCATCACCGGTAGTGCTTGGTGCACTTGGAGCTGCGGCAGTAGGTTATGCTGGATACGAGGCTTATAAGTACTTTTCAGATGATGATAAATCTGAAGGTACTGCAAAACCAGCTGCTGATGCTAATAAACAAACTGCGGTTCAAATTACACCTGATGAACCTAAAAAACTACCATCGACTCAAATTACAGAATCATTAAGTAATGAAATATCAGCTACAATTGCTGATGTCGGTAAACAATTACTAACATTCCTTGGTAGCGTTCCAGGTGATGTTACAAATACAGCTGCTTCAAATGCAGCGTTACTAGAGGTGATGAGCAACTGGGTTAAATCACAATCTAACCTAACTCCAGTGCCCGTTATAACACCGCAACCAAACGTTACACGGTAGGTTGTTGACCTTGTTGTGCAGGTTGTTGTTCTGGTTGTGTTTGCTGTGCAGGTTGAGCAGCTCCACGAGCAGTTGCTTGCTTATTAATCATAGCTAATTGCTGCTGTAATCTACGAATCTGATCATCATATAATTTACTTGCACGAGCTTTTTGTACAGATATTGCAGCAATTTTGGTTTGAATTGCATTTACATTAGCTGTAATATCTTCATTCATAATATCGTTAAAATTCATAACACCTTCATAGGTTGGAGTATTAGTTACTTCATTACGGTATTTCGCTAATTTAGCCAATCTATCCGCTTCTTTCTTTTCTTCAGCTTGCTTCTTAAAGTGCTCTTCAGCACGAAGCATATCTTCTTCATTTTTAACTTTAGTGTTAGTTAATTGAATAGTTAACTTTGCTTGCTCAGCTTCAGCTTGAGCTGTCTTTGCTTTTGCTTCAGCCGTTTTTGAATCAGCATCCGCTTTTAACATATCAATAACTTTAAGTAGTATGCTTGAATCATCTACAGCAGGTGCTGCCGGTGGTAGCTCAGCAGGTAGTTCACCTTCTGCTCCCTCTGGTGGAACATCACCCTCAGGTTTATCACCATCTTTTTTGGTATCAAGCACATTATCAACTTCTTCATCTTCTGGTAGCTTTGGCCACTCAACATATAAGATATCAAAAGAGTTTCTTAAGTTAAATAAAATTTCGTTAACATCAACGTGATCTTCATCTTGTAATATCTTACTTAACGCTTGTTTAAACTCACCATCTTGCTCTTTGCTAACATATACTTTTGTAATATTACCATCAGCATCTTCTATACCATACGCTACAGAATCTTGTTTAAGCTCATTTGCTTTTTCTGCACCTTGTAATTTTGATACTACATCAACACTACTAAAATCATTAACTTTTTTATCTTCTGTCAACTTGTACTTTTTCTTACGCTTACGTGTTATTGGTTTTGAAAACATTGGCGCACGAAATCCAGCGATATCTCCACCAGAGATCGCAGCGTCACCGCTTTCATTTAAATAATCTGTCAGTCTCATTATGCTATACACTCCGGAGATACAACTAATAAATATGATTATATTTATAAAACTAAGAGATAGCTATGACCACCTTGATTTTATCGGAAAATAACATACCACAAGAAACAGATAAATTACTAGAAACATTTAGCACTACCTGGCCATTTACTCAAACTGTTACATGTGAAGATGCAACCCTGTTATACACGCATTGCCCATCATTAGATGATATCTCAAATAATATTCCAGTGTTTCATATCTATGAATATCAAGGGCAATATGTTTGTGGTGTCTCTAATTTTATAGATAATGCATATACCCTTAGTAAAACAATAATATTAGAGTCGACGATTGGGCAGCACGTTGATATAACTATTATGGGATTAAATAACAATCAACCAATTAAAAGTAAAGTTGATACCGGTGCTGCATGCTGCAGCTTAAATGCAAAAAACATTAAATTAACTGATAGTACGGTTGAGTTTGAATACGGTAATTCAAAATACAAATTTAATTTATCTGGTCATCAACAAATTGAAACCGCAGATAATGGTGTTGAAGAACGTCCAGTAATAACAGTTACTTGCAAATTAGGTAATGAAGTTATTAAAAATGTTCAAGTTAATCTTAACGATCGTACTGGATTAGATGACTTCTTAGCTGGTGTAAATTTGTTAAAACATACTAATAGCACAATCGACCCTAAACTTGAAGGCTTAATATCACAGTGCTTAGCCCTCCTATCATCTTAATAGACGGTTTTATACCACCACTAAAATGTCAATCTGATAATGTGTTGGAATTCACCACTCATAAAGCTAATAGCGTGATTGCTGTTGTTGAAAAGTATTATAATGTCAAAATAGCTGAATTAGTACCTGCAAATTTTGGTGATGTAATCGTACGGCCAATTTGTGATAATAGTGTATATTTTAATAGAAAATGGACCCGTATAAACAAATACGATTTTACTGGATACATACCTATCAGCACATACAACAATACAACACCATTTGATATATCTACTGATGTGTATGGTGGCGAATTAATATTTAAGACGTTTAAGTTTAAACATGCACCAAATATGGGTGAGCTACTAATATTTCCTAGCGCACCAAATTTTATTCATTATCATGATACTGTAAAAATTGGTAACTTACAGTATATTAAATTTTATATGGTATGCGATACACCATACGTGTACGATTATCGAAAATTTAACAATATTTGTAGTAAATGGTAAGCTACACTAATTAATAAGGGTAAGTAATGTACGGTCCAAATCAAAACGTAAATCCATATACAGTGGTATCTACTGGGTTAATAGTAGATACTAACGACCCGCAAGGTCGAGGTAGAATAAAAGTATATTGTCAGGCATACGGAGACTTACCAGGTACGCCATACGAAAACTTACCGTGGTGCAACTATATTACTCCATTTGGTGGAATGATATCTACAAATATTAATAGAGGTCCAGATGATTCTGTAACGGAAGGATCTACATCGTATGGCATGTGGGCACTACCAAAAGTCGGTTCTGAAGCTGTTATTATGTGCTTAAATGGTGATCCAACTAGCAGAGTCTTCTTTGGATGTATGCCTCCAAGATTCATGGAACATACTATGCCTCATGGTAGACATATTAAAGATAAAGATGGTAAATATTCTGGCCCACTATCATCTACCGAAAAACCTATTCAACCATTATCAACTAACATAACAAAAGCGTTTGGCACAGATACTAATCGTCCTGAATACGTATCACGTGTTACAGATCCAGGGGTAACTGGATTAAGTGATCAATATATAAAAAACAAGTATACAGAATCACAAGTTGCTGATACCACGTCTGGATATAAACGATCTAGAATTAATCCAGATCGTAAATTTACCGCCAATGGTGACAACTACGATAGTCAGATATATTCAATGACTACACCAGGCTTTCATTCATGGTCAATGGATGATAGTGCTGATAATTGTAGAATACGTATTAGATCTTCTTGTGGACATAATATTATAATTGATGATACTAATGAAAGAATATACATTAACACAGCTGAAGGTAATAACTGGATTGAACTTGATCAAGATGGATCTATTGATATCTACGCTAGCCAATCAATATCTATTAATTCTGATGCAGATATTAATTTAAATGCAAAGCAGTCTATTAGAATGCACGCAGAAGATATACACATGAATGCTAATCATGATATCGTACTATCATCTAATCATGTCATCAGTAACAGTAGCGACGTTATAACCTCTACTGCAAAAACAAATTATTATGTACGTTCACAAAAAACTAACTTACGTAGCACTAAAGAAATTAACACTACTAGCGATAAGATAACTACTATTGCAAAATCAAACTGCTACATTCAAGGTAAGGTGCTTAACCTTAAAGGTACTACAGCGTTAAAAGCTGAAGGTAAACGCACAACAGTTACCGGTACAAATAATCTAGTATTAAGTGGCAATACACTTGATGCGGTTACAACTAAATTTAACATTACTAATAAATCATCACTAACTATTAGAAGTGGTTCAATAATACTAGGTAGTGCCGCTATTAGTGCAACCAGTGGTATAGTAGCACCACAAGCTGTAGCAAGTAAGACTAAAGCAGCTCTAGGTGTTGCAGGCTCAGTTGGTTCAACTGGTGCAGACGTTACACCGGTATTAGTCGATGGAGTTTTAGTTGATCCAACTGTAACACCAGTTTCAAGTGATACGTCAGGTGATAGTGCTGCTTCTAACCTAACATCTGCACAACTAGCTCAGGTATTGGGATCTATTTCAAGTGATAGTATTAGCGACACTATGGCAAATATGCCTAGTGAAGATCTTGGTCGTGCGTTATCAGAAATGTCAGATGAGGTTGTTAGTAATCTGCTTAGTAGTGTTGGTGCAGATATGTTTGGGCAAGTATCATCAAATATACCAGCTGATATGCTACCTGGTATTCTAGATAAGATTAGTGGAGCTGCAGCTGGCGGTATAATGCAATCATTACCACCAGAAGACTTAGATGGTATTTTATCTCAATTACCGTCACCTCAATTAGGTAATATATTATCAAAAATTCCATCGGATCAAATTAACGATGTGGTAGATAATATACCAGATACTAACATATTAAACGATATGCAAAGTGCTAAATTAGGTGACATGTTATCAAATATGCAGTCAGATAAATTAGCAGCATTATTAGAAAAAATAGATCCTAATACGGTATGTAATTTACATCCTGCGCTCGCAGGCGAGTTAATTGCACGTGCAAATACAGAAAAATCTACTGTAGATGCAAACGGGGTTGCAGTAGATCAAAACACTGTTACTCCTGATAACGCGCTTAAGTATCCTAATTTTGGTAGAATTTTAGCAACTAGATCACCAGACGAGATTAATAGTGTACTGGCTAATATGGAGCCATCCGCATTAGGTGAAGCAATGTCGTATATACCGACCGACAAATTAACCGTAGATAGTACCGATGTTCAACGATTTGATACATCAAAAATTATTCCCGGGAATTTTCAAAGCACCTTTTCAAATAGCATGACTGGTGCAGATATTGGCGCAAAAATTGCTGATTTACCACCTGAAGATGTCAATAATCTTATGGAGCAAATGTCACCAGATCAACGCGGTCAACTGCTAACCATGGTGCCAGATACCGGTGTTGTACTACCACAAGTATCTAAATTTTTAACAAGTTTAAGTGACAAGGATAAAGTTGCAGTATTTACATCTGCTGCAAGTATGGATGCAACTGAAGCGCTAAATAGTATGACAAATGATGAAGTTACGCAAATGAGTGCGGTGCTTCCAACGTTAAGTGGTCCTGATGCAACTGGAGTATTATCCGACTTTAATGATAAAGACGTAACATCACTACTAAATGGTATGGAGCCAGATGATGTTGGTAGTATGTTGAAAGATATACCAATTAATGATTTTACTGATTTAATTAATCGTGCACCACTTGCTGATTTAATTGATGTATTCTCAAATATGTCACCTGAATTATTGGGAGCTGATCTTGCACGTATCCCAGATGAGGAGCTTAATAACTTCTTAATGAGTATGCCAAACGAAACAATGATGAGCTTGTTAGATAAAATACCTGATCAAGATAGGGCAGCGATATTAACAAAAATGAATGGACCTAGAGCTGCATCATCATCAGCTGCATTAATAGCCGCATATCCATTGAGAATACCAAAACACGAACCATGGATTAGGTCAGATAATAAATCTAATACCGACATGACTCAGAAATATACAAATAATGAGGCTGAAATTGGACGGACTCATAAAACTAGAAATAAGTATTGGAGTAGGTAATGGCACAACGGCAAACAGTTAACACACTGGGTATCGATCTTTCATCGCTTATAGCGACACCAACAGTAAAAGGTACTAATACCAAATCAACTAGTATATTGAATGGTACTAATAACCTTAATTATAACGGTACACTATATAGAGGTTTTTCTACTATCGATTTTAATTCAGGTACAATTAAAAAAGGTGTGTTTCCAGCTACTAATACGCAAGGACTAACATCACCTATATCAGCAAATTATAATATTGAAAATCCCGGTAATAATACATTTACCCTTACTGATGTTAGTCTAGTTGAACGAAATATACTAAATCATATTAATACAATAAAAGGTAGTCGAGTAATGATGCCTGGGTTTGGATCCATTATTCCTGAATTATTGTTTGAGCCGTTAGATGATGAAGTAGTGATTCAGGTTGAAGATGAACTTAAAACAATTATTGCGTATGATCCACGCGTTCAATTATTAAAAATTAAGTCAACTAAAATACCAAATACTAACACGTTAAATGTTGCAATGATGTTAATGTACATTGAATTAAATGTTACTAAAAATATGGACTTTAATTTAGAATTCAGTGCATAAATAATCAATTATACCTTAGAGTTTACAGTAATGAAATTATACGAAATCGCAGTTCCAGATGTAGATATTGCTAAATTAAAGCAGTTATGTGCTCCTTATATTGAAGTATTAAAGCATACTGACGGTGCTCCATTATTTCGTGGATATAAAGGTAGTAGATTTACCAACGTTGAAGGTTTTAATGTAATAGAACCTAACTTAAATAGAGTTCCGGTTGATACCCCTCGAGTGCTACACGATGCACTAAATCAATCGTTCAAGCGTGCATTTGGTTTTCCATATCGCAATGGCGTTTTTGCATCTAGCAGTTATGATGATGCACGGTATTACGGACCGGTTTATGCGGTGTTTCCAATTGGCGAATTGCACTATATTTGGAGCAAACAAATTAGTGATTTATATGTTCAATTGGATAAAACCTTTGACTTTGAGACACTTGAAAGCTCTAAACAATCATTAATAAATGCTGTTGCTAGCATAGCTGATGCGTATCAAAATAATGAATTGGATAAAGCTATACAAACAGGTCATGAAGTTATGCTTAACAATAAGTGTATTATGATTCAAAATTATGGTATGATTAAAGATGCGGTGATGTCGTGAGATTACATGAAGTTATAGATGCAACTGATTTATCACATATTGTTGAAACTATTAAGCAGCATTGCGGACCGTATATTGAAATACTAAAGCAAAATAACGGTGATTGCTTGTTTAGAGGTAGTAATAGCGGTAAAGCCTATCCAGGTCATATTAACTTAATTAAACCTAGATTAGATAGAACTCCATTAGATACGCCTAGATTAATACATAAGTTTTTAAATCAAGAGTTTCAAACAAAATTTCATTTTCCGTTACGTAATGGAATATTTGCCACAGGTAATCAACCACGTGCAGCTGGATATGGTTCCGTCAGCGTAGTGTTCCCAGTAGGTGAATTAAATTTCATCTGGAGCCCTAATATAGAAGATCTGTTTGCTGTTGTTGACACTACAATTGCTAACTTGGGAGATGGTACAGCGTTTGATCCAGATGAGGATCGTTTAGACAGTACTTTACCTGCTAGTGACTACAACAATAAGCTGCTGCTTGATAAACTCAATCAATATATTAATACCTATACAAATAAAGATTTACTTGCAGCTACTGCCAGTGATCACGAAATAATGTTTGCAAATGATTGCTATATGGTTAGTATCTATGATTATGGAAAAGTAGTTCAGGAGTTAATAAAATGAAACTAAATGAAATTCTTAATAATGATAATCATAGCATCGATGAAATTGTAGCAATATTAAAACGTGATTGTGCTCCAATTATTGCGGAGTATAATAACGTTGGGGTGCCATTATCTCGAGGAATACAAGATAGCAATATACCACCAATGACCGTTATTCATCCATCACTAGATAGTAGAAGTCCTAAAGATACTAATATAACGATTCATAATTATATTAACGATTACTTTACTAAGCATGCTGGGTTACCATTCCGTAATGCGATCTTTGCAACCTCTGATTGGGAAGTTGCAGAAGTTTATGGTGAAGCATATGTGTTGTTTCCTATTGGACCATTAAAGTACTTGTGGAGCCCTCAAGTAGGTGATTTGTACGATACAGTGTCAAAGCTTGAATCTAGTAAAGATGCAGATCCAGCAAAAAAATATGATCAACAATTCTATCAAAAATTAGATCAATATCTTTCAACATATATATCTAAGAACCTCCACGCAGCATTAGAAGATGGTAGTGAAGTTATGATTGCTAATAACTGTTACGTGGTCACAATGGACTTATGGTTTGATCATTTAGAAGAGGCACTTTCATGAAATTGCATGACATATTATCAGAAGGAATCTACGACAAAGGTATTTTTAAGTGCTTATTCTTAGGTGGTATTCCTGCTAGTGGAAAAAGCACAATCGTGAAAGATATTATTCAAGAACTAACTGTATCACATAGCATTAAACCACGCGTATTAGATTACGATAAATTTTATGAATACTTGAGCAAGAAGCATGATGTACCTATTAGTACAAGCGCTGAAGTTGAGGCTCCAGGAGCAGTATCAATTCAAAATAGAACTAAAGAGTTAATGTCATCACAACTTGAGTTATACCTAACCAGTATGCTACCAGTTATTATTGACACTACCGCATCTAATGTTCATAGCACTATCGTGCGTATGCGTAGACTACGTCAATACGGTTATGATGTAATGATGTTATATAAAGAATCTGAATTAGAGCGATCATTAACTCGGGCTGAATCACGTAGACGCTTTGTGCCACCAGAGTATATTAAAGATACGCACGAATCAAAACCTAGAACGATTGAAAAGATGCAAAAAGTGTTTAATAATGCACACTATCCGTTGCAAATACTAGGTGTAGATGAGGAGGTGGTGACTGTAATGCCTGCTATAGTACAATTCTTTACTAGTCCAATACGTAATCCTATTGGCTTGCAGCAGGTTGATAGTCTAAAATCTGCAGAACGTAAATATATTATACGTGGGCAGACTCCTCCAGTTGATTGGTATGGAAAATATTAATGAAGTTTTCCAAATTGATGTTCAAATGATGCTTCGTCGTATAGCACAGATTGAATAGTACCAGGTACAGTAGGCCATACAACTACGTATTCACCTAACGCAGCCTCTTCTTCACCTACATATAATGATTTTGAACCATCATATATAAGAGTGTTTTCTAAATTAAATTGAGCCGTCATATCATAAATGGCTTGATAGTTATTACCATTCCATTTTACAGCAGTTACTGTGTGCTTAAAAGCGTATTGCATACATAGCTCCATAAATCTAAGGTGTATATTATATATTTATTCCATATAACATGCACGTATAACTTGATTTATAATTGCAGGTGTACTATAATATTATTTTTTTATCGTGGTGATTATTATGGACACAAATCAAAAAGTAGAGTGGTTGCAAATAGAATTCCCTAAATTGTGGAGTGATATGGAGAACAGTAATCACCATTTTAATGCAACTACATTAAACCCGTATCACCTAGAAGGTCGTGTGAGTACTCATACACTTATGGTGGCTAAAATAGCTGAATTATATAATGAAGATGATATTGTACAATGGGCTGCATTGCTACATGATATCGGCAAACCATCAGCTCGTATCGAGATTCCAGAAAAAACACGTGCTAGATTTGTACAACATGAATCGATTAGCATGTTTTTAGCGATTGATATATTAAATAGAACAGATATGTCAACAGAAGATAAAATAATGACTCTGCGTACTATAGCTGGTCACAGTTTACTATTTGATTTAGTATTAATTGAAGATAATGACATTGTGCTAGATGAAAAAGCTCTTAATATATTTGAAGGTGAACGTACGTTTTTATCGTATGTTAGTCGAATTACTCGATGCGACACACTCGGTAGATTTGCAAAAGGTGCTGATGCTCGAACTAAATTAGGTGAATTAATAGTTAACCGCACAAAAACAATTGTTGATCGGTTAGTTGATAAACCTGATATTAATATTACTAAAAATAGATTAACTATACTATGTGGTCTACCTGGTAGCGGTAAATCTTCATACGTTGAAACGTTACCTGCAGATACAATTGTTATCTCCAGAGATAACGTGCTTGAAGCTATTGCAGCTCGTATGAACATTACATACAATGAAGCGTTTCACTTACAAGCTAATGATAAGCAAGTTAAAACCGCTATCGATGATGAAATTGCTAGAGTAGTTCAGTCCGCTAAATCAACTAATGCAAACGTAGTTGTCGATATGACTAATTTGAGCAAAAAATCAAGACGTCGTTGGATTGGTCAGTTTGGTAAACATTATAGAGTTGAGTGCATACTATTTTTAACTGGTATGTCAGAACTTGCACGGCGCAATGAAATTAGAAGTCAAGCTGGTAAATCTATAAGTGATGATGTATACTTACATATGATGAAATCGTTTACACTACCTATGTATAATGAAGGAATATCTCGCATTGAATATAGGTTATTTGAAGGGAATACAAATGCAACAACACATTGACGATATTAATAATCTAACTAATTTATATGATGAATCGCTGAGAGCTAGAGCACTGCAATGGCTTGATCGGTATACAGACGCATCTATCACACGTACCTGTACTACTGAGGACGGGTGCATCTGTATTGAATATAACTTAGATGATTTATACCATCAATGTGTCGTATTTGAGACAAAAAGACTTATCATGTGGAACACGGTAGGTAACGTTCGTAAGAATTATCGCAGAGTACAATATTTAACTTGACTTAACACTATAATTGTACTATAATATTATTTTAAAGCAATCAATTAAATCAAAAGGTGCATAAATGACTTTTCCAATTATTAATAATATCAACGACTTACTACCACATATCAGCGATAAGTCTGAAATTAACGTAGTTAGACATGAAAATGGTTGTACAGTAATTAGCTATATGTTTCAAGATCGAGATACATTTGCTGGTGAAGACGCAGAGTGGGCTCGTGAATGTAGAGGTATCACATTTGACGCAGAAGGTAATGTTGCATCGAGAACATTTCATAAATTCTTTAATGTAAACGAGCGTCCTGAAACAAAAGAAGAAGTTATTGACTGGAATGATATTCAATCAACTTATGATAAGCGTGATGGGTCAATGATTTCACCTGTACGCATTAATGATAAGATTGTTTTTAAAACTAAAAAGAGTTTTGATAATGAAATTAGTCAGAACGTAAACGCTATATTTAATGATGAGTCTCCTGAATATCGATTAAGTGAGTATCTATTAACTCAAGAAATTAAAGCTACTCCAATTTTTGAATATACCGCACCTAGTAATCGTATTGTATTAAAATACGATGAAGTAAAGCTAACATTATTAGCTGTACGTGAGAATATTACTGGTAGGTATTGGACTTATAGTGAGCTTCTTGAGCTATGTAATAAATTATTTCGTACTATCAACCTAGTAGATAGATTTTCAGTTGATACTAATGATGTAAATTGGTTAGGAAAATTAAAAGATGTGCTAGCCTCAGCTGAAAATTTTGAAGGCTATGTTTTTGAAACAAGTGCAGGTGAGCGATATAAATGGAAATGTGCTTGGTACGACTTACTACATCATAACTGCACATTTACAACTGAACGTAATATCGCGGAAATGGTTGCAGATGAAAAAGTAGACGATTTTAAAGCTTATTGTGTCAGCATTGGTGATACAGAACTGTTTAATAAAGTAGAAGCTATTGAAACCCGCGCGGTTAACTTATTACGAGATCTTACACTTGCAGTTGATGCTACAGTAGTAATTGATGGTGGATTAGAAGTTAAAGATTTTTGCTTAAAGCATAAAGATAATCCATTGTTTCATTTAATGATTGCTGCATTTAGGCATAAAGAAGTTAACTATATTGATTACTTTAAAAAGTACGTACTAAATATTGAATTTAGTGCAGATACCATTTGATTTTTATGTTAAAATATACTACAATAGTATTTTAAATCAATTATAAAGAGGTTTAGAATGCTTTGTAGTATATGCGGAGATGATACCGCGGTATCGTTTGAAGATCTAGAGATTTTTGAACATAGAGGTGTAGTTAAAGAGCTACCATCGTATTTTAGTGAGTGCGATCAATGCGGTATATTTGCTACACAGTTACAAATAAACAAAAATGCTGCAATTACTCGTAAGTTTCGTGAAGATGTAAATAAAATGTTCTTACGTTATGCAAACGTTATTTTTTAAATGGTGAATACTATGGTAGTTAACGACCAAAACTTAAATAGTAAAATTAGTAGATCTGCTATGATATCAGAACTAGAACTTAAACAAATTATGTCCGATCGCAGTATGTGTCACGCAGAAAGCGTTGCACGTGACACCCCATCTAAAAGTACTGCTCGTATGCAACAAGCGTTAGACTTTAAGTTTGATGAAATCTTTAGGAACAGTAAATGAATATTATAGTTGAAACATTGTTCGGTAGTCACTTGTACGATTTAGACACACCTAACTCCGATAAGGATTATAAAGGTATAGTTTTACCTACCGCTAGTGAAATTTTATTAGGTAAAGCAAGCTATCACGTCGACAAGAGCACCAGCAATCATTCTGGTAAAAATACTAAAGATGATATTGATCGTACATTTTACTCATTAAGTTACTTTATTGATCTTGCGTGTAAAGGTGAAACGGTTGCACTTGATATGTTGCATGGTGGTGTAGATAAACGTATTGTCACCAGTGATATCTGGGATTTTCTTGTGAGTAATCGCCATCGATTTTATACAAAATCAATGAAGTCATATATTGGATACGTACGTAAACAAGCAGCTAAATATGGCATTAAAGGCTCACGGGTTGGTGAGTTAGAAAAACTCATTGACTACCTTAAAAACCACGACGCTAACTTAGTTGTTGAAGATATGTACTTTCCAATAAATGACTTTGGAAAGTGGATCGACTACAAAGGTAACAGATACTATGAATTTGCTGGTAGCAAGTTTCAAGACAATCTAAAAATTAAGTATATGCTAGATACGCTTGAAAAAATTTATGCAAATTATGGAGAGCGTTCTAAATTAGCAAAAGAAAATCTTGGAGTTGATTGGAAAGCTGTGTCGCACTGCTTACGTGCCGGGTATCAAGCTCGAGACATCTTTACTAAAGGTTACTTTGAATATCCACTAGATGAAACAGATTTTCTGATAAAGGTTAAAGCTGGTGAGCTAGATTTTTTGACGGAGGTCGAACCAGAAATTGAACGAATCACTAAAGAAACATTAGCGTTATCAGATGAATCTACACTACCGCAAGACGTAGATCGTGAATTTTGGAATACGGTTATTGAGACCATACATCTTGATATTGTAAAAAAGACATTGTAATGAATTGGAGACATTTTGATATGGGTATGTTTGATACTACAACGCTGCACTGCCCTAAATGTGGTACAGGTAACCAGATACAATCTAAAGGTGGTGATTGCGTACTTGCTGAATACGAACGCTTTGAACAGACACCCATTGATGTATTAGCTGGTCTATTAGAGGCTAATAAGGTAATTACATGTACACATTGTGATACACCTTACCGTGTAAAAGCTCAATTTAATGTTATGGCTACTAACATTGTGTCTGAATTAATTACTTGGATAGAAGAAACAGATAGTAGATTAGCTAATAAGCTTGCACCTACAGTTATTGATGATGCATATACTTTTGTACAAACATACTCGTTATTTTCAATACCGTTAATGGCATCTATTGATGGTAATATTACGCTTATATGGAAACTAGCAGATAGTGATAAATTATCTGTTACCTTTACTGGTAACCAGCAATACAATGTGCAGCTCGTTGTTAATAATGAGATGTTGGATGATACATTGAATATAGATCAAACATTACCATCTAATGTTATGATACAGCTACCATGGATTAATCATTTTTCAATTCGCGATAATGATGTAGTAAGCCATATAGGTACCGCGTTTGCAAATAATCGAATAGCAACAGTTAACTTTCATCATACCCATGTAGTACTTAAAGAGCTTGCTGATAAGCTAAGTGAAATTTATTCGGTATGGGATGAAAAATATATTTCATCCCATTTGTATTTTATTAACGCAGCTAGTATGGAATAACTAGCCAGCTTTTGACTTGAATAATTCAAGATTGTGAATAAGCGTATCGTGAACCCATGGGAACTTAACGTTGCGCTTAGCATAATCAAACAAGCTTACTGGGCTATCATTTAACGCAGATTGCTGATACGTGGCAAGATTTGTACGGACATTATTAAAATCTACTACACCGTTAAGCCATACTAACAATAACAATTTAACATCTGTATCGCTACGACCGTGTAAGAATTCATACAATGAGCGATCTGCAGCTTTTGATTCTAACAACCGTTGAAGTTTCTGACATAACTCACCAGATATTGATCTTAAAATAACACTCACTTTTTTAGTTTTATCATCTAATGCTTCTTCAAGAGCATCAATGTTGTAAATGCTCAGTAACTCTGATTTACGTTTCGTAAAATCATTATTGAAAATAGTATCTAGAACAACTAGTTTGTCTTTGTTTAGTAGCAGTACTTGTACTTGCTCACCATCGTGAATTAGTTCATTAGAGTCTGCAAACCCACTATAATTTAAAGCAAGTAGAATTTTAGCCCATTGTTGTTGATATCTTTCAGGACTTAACTCTTTAGCAATGTATTTTGTTAATTGCCAGAACGCTTCAAATGGTTGTTTGTATGCAATGCGCTCAAGTTCTTTATCTAGATTAACTAAATGTGAGTATCTATTTTTTAAAACATTAATATCGTTTTCTAAGTTTCTATATCTATCAGTAGCTAAGATTTCGTGTGGAAATTTTATGATATGAATATATGGGTGGTTGTTTGCATACGGATAATTGTCAAAGTTTTGATTTTGCTCAACATTATACTTAGCCCAAGTTGACTTTAGCGGGTAAGCATATATTCCGGCTGGAGCGTCGGTTGACTTAGTGCTAATCGGTGGCTTACTGTTTTTTGACATACTAATATAAACAGCAGCATCATTCTTATACGGTAGCAACTGCTCATACGCTGATCGTTTTGTTTTAGGTGCTGAAGATTCTTCAGCTTCAAATAATTCATATAATTTCATGGCAACTATTCATTTGTAGTGTAAATCGTATATTTATATCAATCATGTAGCATCTAAATTAGGAGACAACATATGTCGTTAACATCACTTAAAAACGAATTTGCAGAACTTGAACTATCCACCGTAATCTTATTAGATGAATACTTAGCTGCATATGAATTAGCGGTTAAGTATCAAGATCAATCAAAAATATTATATGATAAATATATCCAGACCAAAAACCTTAGAGTTCAGGCTCTGCATAGATTGCAAGATGCATGCGATCACGAGCAAGTAGAAGATCATATCTGCACTATATGTGGTGCAAACATTTAAAACAAATATAGGACAATATTATGTATATGCTAGTAGATAAAGATGATAACAGTATCCCATTTCATAACTACGATGAAGCAATTAATGCTATGTGTTTACATAATGCAATGAATGAAAATAATTTATGGAACATAATTGAGGTAGTTCACGAGGATGAGGTATCATGAATAAACCAAACTTTTATAAATTGCTAAGCTCCTATTTAAAGCTATTAGTAGTCTCGCCCGTGGGTGTTACTGTTAGTGAGTCTGATGTTAAACAAGTAGTAACTAACCGATACTTTGATCAGTTTGTTGAGTTCTTAATAGCTCAATGTGGTGAAATTGGATATAATGTTATCGTTAACGAGAAACAATACCATATAATTAGGGCAGAATAATGAAAATATATACCGGGAACTGGTCAAAGCATAGACCATTTTATGACTTTTTTGAAAAGCTTGGTATTTCAAATGAGTTAAACCATCAAATACATAACGGTTTAAAATGGCTTAAACTTATTGAGTGGGACCGTATCAACTATATTAAAGTTGATAAATGGGATACATGGAATGCTGATGATACACTAGCTACTATCATTGCAGCAGTTATGATTAAATTTAAAGATGAAGGTATCAACGGATATCCTCCATCATTTGATACTAAAGATTCAAATGGTTTAGATGAAATTGAAGGCTGGACGTATATAATTGATGAAATTATATACGTGTTTAGTAACTATGCAATGATGTGGGATCATGATGACGACTATATTGCAAATAAAGCACGCTTTGATAACGGAGCGCGCTTATTTGCAAAATATTTTACTCATCTGTGGGATTAACTATGCTTGCGCAAGTGTAGCCCAAACAGGTGTTACGCCTGCGCTAGTGCAAATCATCATATTCTTTTTTTCAGAATTATAAAATAGCTGCCCCACAACTGGCTTCGTTGGGGCAGATGATGATGCAAAATGTTCCATTAGATGCAATACATTTGTGTTTAATTCCCGACCGTAATCTGGATATTGTCTACCAAAAAACGATAAGCTGGTACTAGTATCTTTACCTGTCTTATCAGCTATACTCGGAATTACAACTGTACCTGCATAATTTTTGACAGCATATGGTGTACTCATGCTTAGCTACCTACATGTTCAAATAATTGTGATTCTTTTTCACGTCGTGCAACTAAACCTTTTAGCACTTTGCCGTTTGATTTATTCCACTTGTGAAACTCTTTAGCTGCAGCCGCATAATCTTTAGCGTTTACTTTTTTAAGTAGTGTTGACGCGTTCAAGTTACCAATACCACAATTATACGCAAAACTGGTTAACGCACCTAATTGATTTTCAGTAAGAGGTACTTGTACCGCTTTTAATACTTTATCTTCAAATGTTTTAAGCACATCTTCAAAAAGTTTATCTGCTTCTGCTTGTGTAATTTTATCAGTCGCGTGGACAGCGCGTCCATCTGCGTAAAAAGTGTTACCCCACCCAATAGTCCAAAACTTTTTCCCAGGTGGTAGTGACTTTGAAGTTGCACATTCATACGCTTCAAGCTCGCAACTTTCATAGAATTTAATTAAATCTATTGATTCTTTGTTTATCATCGTTATGCTCCAGTACAAAACAATATTTATATAACTTAACATCTAGCTATTAAAACCGCTAAATAAGTAAAGTTACACAGGAACCGCTAACGCGCATTCAAATAAATATTATAATTAGTCCGAGCATCAGATAACTCTATGGCCATTACACTTTCAAAAGCAGAATCTTGGGACAAAATCTACCAAGCAAGTAAATTTATTAATTTTGCGTCGTTTGATTTTGCCGCAGTTAAACAATCGTTAATTGAGTATTTTAAACTGTATCATCCAGAATTTAATAACTGGATTGAAACAGACGAATTTGTAATGCAAATTGAAGCATTTGCGTATGTGTGTGAATTGTACTCGTATCGACTAGATATGATTGCAAATGAAAATTTACTATCAACAGCTCAACGCAAAGATTCTATACTTAAATTAGCTAAGTTTATATCGTATAATCAGTCTCGTAATATTGCGGGGACAGGGCTAGTAAAAATTACATCAATTAGCACTACTGAAGATGTATATGACTTTAACGGTAACAATCTAGCCAATAAGAAAATTACATGGAATGATGCTAATAATGCAAATTGGAAATCACAATTTTTTACGGTGATTAGCGCAATTATTAATAGCGATTTTGGTGATGTGGTACCTTCAAACCGAGTTCAAATATACGATCAAATATTTGAATTATATACAATTAAAAATATTCCGCTAACCAATGGTGTAATTAGCTATTCTGCAAAAGTTGCAAATAATAATATTCCGATGGAATTAGTGTCTGCAGAATTGAGTGAAGCTGGTCCATCAGAGCAGCGTCCAAATTCAAATAATAAGTTTAATGTGATATACGGTATAGATGGGCTAGGTGATTCATCTAACTATACTGGATTCTTTATGCTTACTAAACAAGGTAGCTTACAGAAAACTCAGTCAACGTTTGATGGTGTTACTACTCATAGCTCATATACACCAGCATTTGATAACGTAAATAATACAGATGTTTGGGTAAATCAGTTAGTTAATGATTCTGATGTAAATGCAATTAAATGGACTGCGGTTGATACTACTAACGCTCAAAATATTATTTTTAATAGCGACTATAGTAAAACTAAGTATGAAATTGAAACACTAGATAATGATAATATTAAAATATTATTTGGTGATGGTGATTTTGCCGATATTCCAAATGGTAAATTTGATTTCTGGTTTAGAGTGTCGGATCCAAATCCATCACCTATTCCTACATCTGCAATTAGTGATCTTACAACTAGTATTGCATATACAGGTAGTGACAATAACACGTATTACACGATTATTAATTACTCACTTGTACACCCAATTCAAAACGCAGCACCTAGTGAAGATAAAGATCATATAAAAGTTAATGCTCCATCTGTTTACTATACTCAAAATAGAATGGTAAATGGTCAGGATTATAACTCGTATCTATTGCAAGATCATTCAATACTAAAGTTATCTGCGATCAATAGAACATATGCAGGTCATAGCAAATACACCACGTTTAATGATGCAAGCGGCACGTACGATGTTATTAATCACTTTGGATCTGACTTATCGGTGTATATTAATTATGATGTAGCTACAATTAAGGTGTCTGCTAATACATCAGCTATCGCATTAATATCAAACTATTTACAGCCATTGTTATCTAATGCACAAAATACCTGCTACCGCACACTAAAAAAATTACCAGCTCGTAGATTGTTCACCCCGGCTGAAAAACATAGATTTGTGTTTGAGCAATTAGGTGAGATTTACGATATTACTGATGGTAATCCACCAAATCCAAAATTACCGGCTGACATATATTACATTGAAAATGAGAGCACTTATAAGCCTACGACGACAATTCCCGCTGCGGAACGTGCCAAGCTTGAGTGGATATTTTCCATTAATAAAGCAAACGGGTTCTGGACTATAACGTATCGCACCGCTGCGATTGTAACTCATAGCCCAACCACTAAATTTTGGAACAATAATACAACAGATATTATAAACATATTGGATATTAATACTGGTAGTTCACGCACTGCTGCTAATAGTCCAAAACAAAGTTATGATATTATTTTACCAGTGATAGGTAACCGTACATACGACTCAACTAGCAATACAGGCCTACAAGACTTCAATAGCTTGCTTGTCACAGTGATGGATAAAAATAACGACGGGTTTCCAGACATTGAAGAAGTTACTAAGCTGATTAATAATACTATTGTAACTAATGTTGCAGATACACAATTATATGAAGATAGTAAGTATGGTCGGTTATTTAATAGAGTATTTAACGCACCGTTTGATTCATACAATATTAGTAATCCAACTATTCAATTAGACTATGATTTCTTAACTACTGATGTTACAATTACAGGTAACGTCACTAAAGAGTATGATGTTGATGCTGCGGGAGTTAAAACAACTAACATTACTTGGACAGAAAGTGCAAACCCTATTGCAAACAGTATCACTATTACTAACCCAGGTCCAAACTCTATAATTACTGTAACTATTAAAGATTTTGTATATCTGTATCGTGCAACATTAGACGATGCGTTTCAACCGGCTCCAGGTAATGAAAGTGTTAAAGCATGGTTAGTTGAAGAACTTGCACTTAACCACATACACTATATTCGTAAACCAGGTAGAAGTAACCTTAACTTCTTATGGCAGCATACACCTACTACTGATACTAGAATCAATCCATCAACATCGAATATTATTGATTGTTTTATTATTACTAATGGGTACTATGAAAGCGTACTATCATGGGTACAAGGTACGTCTAATATTAAACCAGTTAAACCAACTCCATATGAGCTTAGCAACACGTATGGTAAATTAATACAAAATAAAATGATATCGGATGAACTTGTATTGTCATCAGGTGAGTTTAAAATTATATTTGGTAAATACGCATCGCCTGAGCTACAAGCAACTGTAGTAGTGGTTAAGTCTGATACATCTACATTAACTGATAATCAGATTAAAACACAAATAGTTAGTGAAGTATATAACTATTTTGATATTAATTATTGTAACTTTGGTGATACGTTTAACTTTACAGCGTTGTCAGCACATCTACATAATCAATTATCTAGTAACGTTAATTCTATAGTAATTAAACCTAAGAATACGCAATTTGGTGGGCTGTTCCAAATTCATGCATTAGAGAATGAGATTATTATTCCTGCTATCACGTTAGACGACATAGAAATTGTATCATACTTAACATCATTAAATATTGGGGCAGCTGCTAACAACGTAAGTAATGTAAATTACGGTACAGCTACAAACGATCTCGCAGATATGGTTGCAAGATATGAAGCAAACTTTACAAATAAACCATCTAGTAATGAAGCGAGTCCTGCACAACCTAGAGTAAGAATTTCACCACCATCACCAATTTCATTAATTGATAACCTGGTACCGAGACCAACTACGCTTACACCGAGCACAACTACAACTCGTGCACCAAGCACTAGCACCACTAGTACAACAACTAGCACTAGTACAACACGTGCACCAAGCACTACTAGTACAACAACTAGCACTAGTACAACACGTGCACCAAGCACAACAAGCACTACTAGTACAACAAGCACTACAACGACAACAACTACAACTACTCAATCACCTACTGCTATACAAAAACCAATAAAACTTAGAATACTTGGTAATCGACAAATTGGTTCAGTATTAACGGCTGATCTAAGCGACTTTACAGCTGCAGGTATGACTATTGATGGTCCACCAGATTGGGATTTTAACTTCTCTTGGGTGGCAAATACAAATGCATATACAATACCAACTCTTGCAAGTACATCTTTGACGAGATCATTAAACGTCACGTGTAGAGTTTTTGTTAACGGTGTAGTGTATGCGACGTATACTAGACTAGAAATATCTAACACAACTGGTGCATTACCAGCAGGACCTTTCTGGATATCAGGCGACACGGTAGCAGGGCGTATGCTAACAGCTAACTCTAGTAATCTAAGTGACGCTGATGGTATTGTAAGCGGTTCAATGCATTATGTTTGGACAAAAGATGGTGTTAACGTGAATAGAGATAATATGACATACACACCACCTTCGACTGCGATTGGATCAGTAATTGATTGTACCGTTCAATGGAACACTACTGCTGGTGAGACAAAATATGTACAATCAGCAAACCAAGTCACACTTACAGCTCCTTAGTAATACAAGGTTAAATGTAAAATGATTTAAATTCAAACGTATTAAATATTTCCTCATTTGGGTAGCCACGGATGTTAGATACAATCTTACATCCGTTGTACTCAACATCTAACCCATCGTGCGCATGACCATAAATCCAATATGATACATTGTTGATATATTTTAACAGATCAGCGCAATAACAACCATTAGACTCAAAATCATCTTGATGGTGGGGGCTAGCCGTTATAATCGACGGGCTATGATGCGAGACAACAACATTAGTATACTTACTATAGTTTACACTAGCTAAAAATTTAATAAACTTATCATGTTCTTCTAACCATGAATAAGTATTAAATCTATCACCACCCGCTGTAATCTTTCTAAAATCGCTTAAGAATTTATTAGCAGTCATAATAGTGCGGGCATCTAACGCATTAAATGATGTCCATCCAGTACCACCAATAAATTGAATGTCATCTATAACTAAACACTCGTTGTGTAATACATGTAAATTATCAAGCTTATAAAAACTTTTTAATTTTACAATATCACTAAGATCACCATCAAAAAACTCATGGTTACCAGCAACATATATTACGTGGTTAAATCTATCTGCAACTGTATTAAAAAATAACGCAACATGCTTTTCATGTAATTGATTAATTTGAACAATATCACCAGCTAACACTAACACATCACCTGATAAATCAGGATGTACACGATACTCACGATATTCTAAGTGCATATCAGATGCATACGTTATCTTCATTACTACACTCCTGTACTAATTCCAAAATTATTGTCGCAAAATTTACATGTAGCTATTCCATCAACTACAACTAAGTATTCTTGTGGGTGAATACATTCCTGTAACATCTGAGTACGCAATTCATGAATTTCTAACGCGATTGGTATTTTTTGATCTTCAAGTATTAACACTTGATCTGATAATTCATTAATACGTTCCACTAGTACTTGTAAGTTCGTGTACTTTCTATTCCATGCAGTCTTATCTGATTGAACAGCTTGATTAGCAATTATTTTTTTAACGTTCATTATATTTCCTTTATACTCTACTTAGTTCAATAATACATGCAATCAACGTAATCAATGGATTCATACCACTCTTTGATAAGTAATCAGCAATAATAACTATACCGGTTTCATATGCATCAACCTCCGCAAATTTACTACATAAATGCAAGTTTTGATATAATGATACATATATGTCTTCGTAATCTATATCTTTTTGTGCTGCTAGATCCAATCTCAATTGTCGCCAATTATTACCTACAATATAATCAACTACATTAAACTTCTTAACTTCTACCTTAACTAATGTACCGCTACTACTATTAAGCTGCAACGTACCGATAGTTTTTCTAATATCCGGATAACATATATCTACATAATAATCAACTGTATCTAAATCAAACTTGATGTTTTCTTTAATTAATATCTTAACAGCTAACTCTGTAATATCATCTCTATCACTTGGCTTAATTGTAAGCTCAACACAACGCGATTTTAATGCATCGTGTATTAGGTGAGGATAGTTACCAGTTAATATAAACTTAGCGTTATCAGTGTACTGTGGACTAATAATACCACGTAGCACAGCTTGCGCAGATTTTGATAAGTAATCAGCCTCATCTAATAACACCACCTTATATTTTCCAAACGATGCTGTCTCAATGAACGACTTCACTCGATCTCTAATATAATCAACGTTATTATCGTCCGATGCGTTAATACGTAGAAAATCTAATGGATCAATACCGTGATGCTTAACTAATAACTCAGCTAATGTGGTCTTACCGGTCCCAGGCGACCCCAGTAACATTAAATGTGTTATATCTTCCAACGACATAAGAAACTGTTTAGTTTCTGCATCATTAAATACGTAATCCTCTAATGACGTTGGTGCGTGAGCAATATCCCATGGTAACTTCATGCTGTATATCCTTGTTTTAAAACGACTATTATAGCTGATTTACTATTTGTATACCACATTATATTGACTACGCTTAGGTGATCCATACAATTCATTGCGCCAGTATTTTGTCCAATTAGTGGGGCCTAGTATAGGAATTAAATATTGATCTAATACCTTAATGCTACTATCAGGTGGTAAATTAAACTTACCAGTTGGTTGATAATCACGGCGTTTTTTACGTCTAATTATCTCCGGAGCAACTACTAACGCTGGTGTCACTTCTTCGTCTTCTTCATCTAGATCTTCTTCTTCATTATCTTCCTCATCTTCATCCTCAAGATCGTCGGAGCTGTCGATAATAATCTCATCATTCTCATCATCAATGAGTTCACTAACATCCAATTCTACATCATCCATAATAACACCTTTATTACTGTTCAATAAATTCACTAAACTTACACTCACCTAACATTTTTTTATAAATCGTTGTTACAAGAGCGTAATTACCTTCTTTACCCTCATCTTTTACTACCTTGCTAGCCTTTGCCCATAATTCATCAGATTTCTCTACTGATATGTTATGCTTCTTTGCCATCTTTTTAATATATGCTGTTGGCATTGTAACTCCTGTTGATTATATTGTTATCTCGTGAGTATCTTTGATCTGCTCAATGACCGTAACTTATTAATACCTTATGTAAGGATAATAATGTCATTTAATGCTGCTAGTATTACGTAAGGTAAAACAGATAAGGTGTAATTTAGATATATTATATAATATCTTTAAGGTAAAATCAACGTACTGGAGTATTAACCCCAGTACATAACACTACGAATCTTTATATCTTATAAATCTACAACTTTTAACTTTACGAACGTGGTTTTTGATGTGTACAATCTTAACTCATCTCCACCAACATAAATCAATTGACCTGGTACTGCTTTACTGTAATCACTTGCTGCGTGTGTGTAAAAATTAGTTAAAATATCTATCACATTTTGTTGTAATGTACCACCATAATCTTCTAGCCCATGGCCTATAAATTGAACCATAGTATCTGAGTTTACAGCATTATCTTGAACTATATAATCAGCAGCACCATTGCCTGGTGTTGCCGTCTTTCTTAAACTATATGCCGCCATTATTATTCCCGTATATTGTTGATACAATATATGTATTTACTAATATTCTAACAATGGTATCATACTGGTTAAAAAAATTCGTGAACTAAATGTTTATAGTCCTCAGCTGATAAAATTACAGTCTCCTTAGATTGATTATGTAACACTATCGGCTGCATTGAATATACTACCACGTGATCATTTGTTTGAATAATTAAATACTCGTGATGATGCTGATCAAAGTGAATAGCTATCTTTCTATAGTAATTTTCTTGATATTCATCGCTACCTAGTGCAATAGTGCTATACAACATTAGCGCTAATAATATTTTTTTCATGCTTCACTCCAAAAAACTGTAATTATAAACAAGCAATCAGATCCGCCAACATCAGTGTGCTGCGTTTTATATCCAACTTCGTTGAGTTTAAGTTCAATTAGTCTACACATCTCCGCAAACGTATTACTCGATCCAGCTTTATATCCATCTGTATTCAAGTAAAAGTACACTCGACTTAAATTAGGACTAACTGAACATGCATATGTAGTGCTACTTGCAAAATGAAAATTAATTGTCTTTGCACCCATATCGTTAGCATTAATGATAGCCTTGCTCATATCATTAATTGTTTGACTCATAATATTATCAAATGCTGCAGAACGTATTGTAGACATAACTTCATCTGGTAGCACATTAATCATAGTACGCTTTATTAAATTGCAGAGAAAGTTTACCATAACCTTACCTATTTTAATGATGCTATAGCGCTATCAAACGAATCTTTAATTCGTTCTAACGTATCCGCCTCATCTTTATCGTGCCTAATTTCAATAAATCGAGGTAAAAATAATGAGTGAGGTTTGCTAGTTTTTGATAATAACAACCCGTTAAACTGAATAGCAATAATCTTACCGACTAACTCATCACGCTGCTGAAAGATACTTGCCCGTTCATGATCTTTAAAGCCTGATACATTGACCCACACTAATCCATCACTAGACTTACATCTGATCGCCCCAAATGTTTTTGCATTCTTATTTTTACCTGGAGTAAATTCAACAATCTCTAAATCAGCATCTACTACTAATTTTAACTTTACCTGAAATTTACTAGTTGTGTCCATCCAAACACCATCCGGGTGCTTGATAACTGCACCTTCTAATCCTTTTTCTAACTGCTCAACGTAGAACTCAAATGCTTCATCTACACTGTATACAAGTTTTGTTTCAATAACCTTAACATATTCAGCACCTGCTAACGAAGTGGTTAATCGTTGATATCGTTCACTGTATGGTACAATACCTTTATTCTTAGGTATAGCATATGCTAAATCGATGTGATCCCAAACCATAAACACAGGCTTCTCGTTCCCTGCAAACACACCACCTTGTGACACACTATTTAAAATTCCATTACCAATCTCACGAGGTAAAATCTCACCATCTCGCTCAACTAATAACTCACCATGAGTTTGTGTACCTGGCGTGAAATGTGATTTAATATCAGCTACTAATTCACCAAAGTGTGATAAGTCCATTGGGTTACCATTACGCGATAAGAACTCTACATCACCAGTTACGTAATAATTTGCATTTTGATACATCCCATCTGCTTTAAGTTGAGCATATACACCAGACTCAAACGGCCATTTAGTAATATCAACCGATTTAAGCACTTCACATCGCATATAAGGAAAATCTGGAATTAAATCCTTCCATACCTTGTTAACAGTACTCACATTAACACCGCATTTTAAATCACCTTCAATAATACGAGTAAGTACTACCGCGTCATCCGCATTTACAGCTGCTAATAAAAACGATAAATGCGATACAGCCATTAACCCAGTAACTTCTCGAGATGAAAACTTAGATAACTGACTAATAGCTTTATCTAATGTAATAACATCATCAGTATTGTTTGGAGTATAAGTAGGTATTTTTTTAATATAATATTTTACCAACGGATTTAATGCTGCAACAATTACTTCTTGTAACAATTCATTATCTTTATACGCAGTTAAAATTGCGAGTTTCACACCGGTTTTTGGGGTTGCGGCTAATGTGTTTAATATAGCAAGAATGCTCATTTAATGTACCTTATCTCTAACGAAAACAATATTATAGCACCTCAAAGTACTAAAATCAATGTATTATTTAGACAAAAAAAAACCTGTTATTACTAACAGGCTGAAACTAGTTTTGACACTAGAGAGAGGAGAAACTAAGTTGAATTAGTTACATATATTAATAACTAATACTAATATAGGCAACTAATTTATACCGCTACTTTGGCTGCTATAGCAGGGTAATGCTCATAATTATTTAATGTTAAATGCTCATATCGAATATCGTCAATATCAGTTAAGTCAGAGCTAATGGTAATAGTTGGTAACTTATATTTGGTATAATCACGTTTAAGTAATTCCATAGTTTGTTCAATATGGTTTTGATATAAATGTACGTCTCCACCCATATAAACTAACTTACCTACTTTTAATCCGGTTAAGTGTGCTATTATATGAGTTAATAATGCATAACTTGCAATATTATATGGAAGACCTAAAAACACGTCATTAGATCTCATATAATATAAGCATGACAACGCGCCATCACGAACATAGAATTGGAATAATAAATGACATGGTGGTAATGCAGCTGTATCAACGGTAGCTGGATCCCAGGCGCTTACAATATGTCGT